TGCTAAGAAGGGTGCTAAAGTTAAGAAGGCTCAGGCTGGTTTAACTGCTTCTAACAAGCGTGTAGGACCTGTTGATCCTAAAGGTGCTTGGACTAAAGTTCAAGAAATGAACTTACCTCCTCGTAATGTTAAAACTTCTGTAAGCCTTAAAAAGGATAAAGAGTTAGGTGCTACAAAGATGATGAAGTCTGGTGGTAAAATGAAAAAGAAAAAATAATGGCTACAGATAAAAAATGGATGCAGAAGGTATCTAAGTCTATTAAGGCTAGAGGTACAGAAGGTGTTTGTACAGGTTCTAAATTTGGAGGTCCTACTTGTAAGCCAGGATCTAAACGATATAATTTAGCAAAAACTTTTAAAAGTGTTGCTAAGAAGAAAAAATAATGTACAAACGTATAGATAAAACGTGCGAACATTGTAAAACTGTTTATTCTGGAACAAAGAATAGTAAGTACTGTGGATATTCTTGTGCAAGAGAAGTTCGAAAGAAAAGAATTAAGTTAAATTGCAAAGAGTGTAAACAAGAGTTTGAAGTACAAGAATGGAACAGTGATGCTAAATATTGTAGTTATTCTTGTAAAAATAAAAATCAGTCATCTGATATTTTAGAAATAACTTGTGATAACTGTAAAAGAGTCTTTGAAAGAAAAGAACATTTAGTAGGAAGAGGAAAACATAACTTTTGTTCTAACAGATGTTCTAATGAATTTAATGTTGGAAGTAATCATTACGAGTGGAAAGAACACTTACATGATAAAAGTCTTAAACTTGCTCTTAAACAATGGGCAATAAAGATTAAAGAAAGAGATGAGTATACTTGTCAATTGTGTGGAGAAACTGATAAAACTATTTTAGAAGCTCATCACATGAAACATAAAAGTAAATTTCCAGAATTACAATTTGATTTCAATAATGGAATTACTTTATGTTTAGATTGTCATGCTTTACAACATTTAAACGATGAGAAAGCGTTAAGATTAATAAATCACAAAATAGCTGCAAAGCGTAAAGGTAAATAACATGGCTAGAATTCCTAAAACAAAGGTTTATAACCCACAGAAAGCTGAAGCTTATGTTGGTAAGGGGGTTCTAAAAGCTGGTGGTAAAATCACTCCTGTTCCTAATGGTCCTCTTGTTAAAAAGAAAGGAGAGTTTAAAGGCTCTACATTAAAAGACGGTGGTAAAGTTAGCCCAGCATGGCAAAGAAAAGAAGGTAAGAATCCTGAAGGTGGTTTAAACGCTAAGGGTGTAGCTTCTTATAGAAAAGCCAATCCAGGTAGCAAACTAAAGACAGCTGTTACAACAAAGCCTTCTAAACTCAAAGCTGGTTCTAAAGCAGCAAGTAGACGTAAGTCATTTTGCTCTAGAATGTCAGGCATGAAAAAGAAACTCACATCTGCTAAAACGGCTAATGATCCTAATAGCAGAATTAATAAAAGTTTGAGGAAGTGGAATTGTTGAGTGTAAAAAGAGACTGGGGTAGAGCTCCTAAAGTTCCTGATGAACTAGGGAGATATAAGTGTAGTAAGTGTAAAGAGTGGAAGGACCCTTCTCAATTTAGTAAGAACAGTAAACAAAAAACTGGATTAAGTTACGCTTGTAGAGAATGTATGAGGGTAGCTACTAGAAAGTGGAATCTACCTGCAAAATATAATATTACATCAGAGAGATTTGATGAGATGTTAAAAGAACAAAATTATAAATGTGCTTGTTGTGAAATAGAATTAGACTTAACAGGAAAACAACACAATAAACCACATGTAGATCACAATCATTTCACTGGAGAAGTTAGAAATATTCTTTGTGGAAATTGTAATCTAGCTGCTGGTAAAGTAAAAGATAGTTCAAAAATAGCAACTAAATTAGCTAATTATTTAAAAAAATGGAACTGCTAACATGGCAAAGGTAAAAAAAGCACAAAAAGGAGACTCACTAACATTTAGCACCACAGGTCGCTATGCTCCAAAACAAAGAGTTAGTGTTGATACTACTGGCTATGCTAGTGGTAAAAAAGAATTTACAGCTACATCTGAATTAAGTAAGAAACCTCGTAAGGTTGGTAGAAAACTAGTAGATAGAACTATTGGTGCTTTGAAAGCTGGTAAGCTTAAAAAAGCTCAGTGGGGATCTAGCGAAGGTGGTAGATGTGGTATTAGCAGAGCTGCTGCTAAAGATGCTCGTAAAAGTGAGCGTGAGTATGCAAAACAAACCAGACAAGCTGCACGTGAAGAAAAGCGTGAGGTAAAAGCTGCTGCAAAAGAAGCAAAGCGTACTCCTAGCATGAAAAAAGGTGGTAAAATTACTAAAAAGAAATAAAACTTATAAAAATGGCAACTGTTAAAAAAATTAAAAAAGCCCAAAGAGGTGGATGTCTTTCTACCACTGGTTCTGGTACAAGAACAAGTATATATAAATCTGCTGCTGGAGAAGGTCGTTCTGGTGGTGATGGTAAAGCAGCAAGACAATTTGCTCGTGCTGAACGTAAAATTGATAAAGCTCAAGCTAAGATGGATCGTGAAGAAGCTAAAGCAGCTGCTAAAGCTCCTAAAAGCAAATATGGTTCTAAGTTGAAGAAAGCTCAAAATGGTAAAAAAGTTAAAGGGTTTGGTGATCATACTGATAAGATGGCTAAAGCTTTAGACAAAGCTTCTGTTTTTGGTAAGAACTACATTGCACCTGGTGATTCAGCTAAAAAGAAACCAGTTGTTAAAAAGCTGGCTCCTAAAAAGAAAATGATGAGTGGTGGTAAATGTAAATACGGTTGCTAATGAAATCAGGTAAACCACGTTTAGCTCCTAAGGTTAAGAATCCCAAGCCTAATAAGCCTTATATGAGGGAATCAGATAACACTAGGAATAAAGGTAAGAGCCCTATGGCTCCTATGACTGGTAAGAAATTATCAAAATAATAAAAAGCCCCCCAGAAATGGAGGGCTTTTTTTATGAGCAAAAAACAAAGGGAGTTTCTATTTTTTGAGTCCCCAGAAATACAAATCTTGGGGCCACGTTTCTCTAGCAATAAATTCATGCTCAGAGAAATGATTTTCCATATCTATCTCTTCACGAACATCTTGTTCTGTAAGATTCATATAGTAGTCATTCTCAATCTTTGATGTAAATGGAGAGTCTTGAGGAGTGGTTCTTCTTGTACCATGCTCAGGTCTTCCTGTTGTAGCACAACTGAATAAGAATATTCCTCCTGGCTTAGTTAGATTGATACAGTTTTTAATTGTCTCTTTCCAAAATTCATCGTGTTCAAAACACTCAGCTGATATAACAATATCAAATCCTTCAGAGTCTTTAAACTCGTGTCCTCTGGATACAACATCTACATTTTTTCCTGCACCAATATCTACACCAATATACTTGTAGTTTGTAAATAGATAGTGATTGTTTCCATTAATATCTAATGAACCAATATCTAACACTCTACAACCTGTAAACTTTTCAGGGAACTTATCTCTTACATAAGTCATGAATGTTCTTTGTTCTGGATGTGCCATTTTACAATTTTAAATATTTCTTTAATAAGTCTGGGTAATCCATCTTCCAATTAGGATTTAGTTTAACTTCTCCTATAGGAATCTTTCCCATACGTCTTTCTCTTTCAATATGAGCACTGTGTCTTTGTATAGCGTTGAGCTTTCCAGGATGGTCAGTACCTTCTCCACTCATGTGATATCCTCTACCTCCCCACATATAGAACCAACTTGCTTCTTCCTTAGGAGGTTTAGCAAACAGTCTTCCTCCATATGCATTGATACGTTCTATGAATGTCATATCATATCCAGCATTTTCAAGAGGATGTCCTCCTATAGCTTTCCAAGCTGACTTTCTAAATACAATACCAGAGTTACCTATCCAACCAACTTGTTCAATACCTGTAATGTGACATAACACTCCTGTTTCCCAGTGAAGGATGTTCACCTTATCAGTCATGTATTTAGCTACATTCTTTAAATGGTGTGATAGGGCTACATCATCATCATCCCACTGACATATTATATCTCCCTGGCATAATTCTGTAGCAAAGTTTTCTTTCTCTCCTATGGTCTCAAACGTCTTAACTAGGTTAACTATCTTAACTTGAGGATGGTCAAATACAAGAGTCTGTAATGGATAGTCATTAACTATTATAAGCTCACACTTATCTGCAGGGTAATCCTGCTTGAGGAAAGATTCAATACTCTCCTCAAGCGTGGACACCCTACCGTAAGTTATGCATTTACATGATATAAATGGAAGTGAATCCATATTACCAGATTTGGATTATGTCAAATGGTGATACTAATATTGCACGTTCATCATTTTCATTGATTGGAACCAATGTAGCTTTGTTTAAAGCTGCTGGATCTACTAAAACCCAGTCTCCTGCTTTAATCTCTGTAACGATAGTACCAACTTGTAACACCTTTAGTTTAGACATCTTGTTAAGCAATTCTCTTTGTAATGCTTCCTTAGTGTTTTCATCTACAATAAGCTTGCTTTCCTCTTCCTGTGGAGGTAGTTGTAATAGCACTCTATTTCCTAATAACTTTGCCATGATTATTTGTTTAAATTGTGAAATCTTGTAATGTCTTCATCAGATAAGTTGATCTCTGTTTGGAATACATTACGCACTCTCTTTTGACCTATCACCTTACCATTCTTAATTTCTGGTACATCCTCTGGACGCTCATGAATGTCATCAATTAAGACTAACACTTTGTTGTCTTCTATTTGAACTGATCTAATCACCTTGTTCAGGTTAAAACTGTCGGTGTAAGTTTTGTCACCGTCCTTTCTTGTGTAAAAGAATAAATTGCTCATATTAATTGTTATTTGGGTTGTTTAATAATGTCATTCTCTGAACTAAAATGCCTTCATACATTTGCATAGCTGCTAATTGTTCTTCTAGCAAACGTGCTTGTCTATAATGTAATGCTTTATAATCAGGGCTCATTGTTACAAACGTTTTTAACTTCTGAATCTTACTTGATAGTTCAATTCTTTCTTGATTAAGTTTTTGTTGTAACGTTGGTTCTGACTCTTGTTGTGGACCTGGTGTTTGTGGGATATCATCCCATGCTGTTGCAATCATTTGTTTTGGTTTACTTGTTTATAAAATTGTTTTGTTAAGTATTGTAACTGATAGGTGTATACCTCTTCTGTTTGGTCATTTAGCTCAATACCTGCCCATTTCATCATATCTATTGTTACATGGAGTAATTCATGTTGTACAACAGACGAGTCCTCAATATCTGAGAACCATATTATAGGAGGTTTACCATCAGCTGTACCAAATGTTACAGCCCTAGCATCTAGATTGGGGGATTTAAGACTACTATCAAAATTGTTAGTTATATACTTAGCAGCAAATGCTGTATCCTCTGTAACAATGATTTGTACATCTAAATCAAATGTTCCAGCAGGTATTGTATACACTTTGTAATTGGTCTGTGGAGCTTTCTCATCTGCCACCCAGATAGATGTAGCTATCATGGCTACCAAAGATACACCTATTATTATTCCCTCAGCTAATCTCATACTTTTGTTTTAAATATTCACGTCTTTTATTCACTTCCTCAAACCTGTAAATATCACTCTCCACTTGATCATGTTCATTTAATGTCAAAAGTATGATATTTTCTTCATCTAACGCAGCTTGAGGGTATTTTTCTTTTGGTAAAATGTGATGGAAGTATATTGAGAGGGGCTCCCCAACTAAGGGAAGCCCACTAATCTCAGATAAGTGTTGTCTTTTTTTCCATATTTGTAAGAAAAACTGTTGCATTTCGGAGATTTGTCGAATTTCCTCATCTCTTTTGACACACATTTTATATGTGTCTTTGATTAGCTTTAAAGTTTTAGTACCTTTTGACATAGCTTTTCTAGGCTTATGTTGGAAACAATACTCTCCATCACAATTTTTACCACATGTTTTACATTGTGCTTTCATATTTATCTACATCCTGCATAGTGATAAATATTGCTTCTGTCTCTTCTAATAAGTTCAGATGCATCTTTAACACAAAGATTATTACCTATAACAAATCTAGAGAAATCAACAATAGCTGCCCTTTCTTTTCTAGTGGTGCTTCTATTAAGTCTTACATTGGTATCTTTAACCACCTTAATATCTGCACCATGTCTTTCAACACATTCCAAAAGAGCTTGCTCAAGCGTCTGTCCTTCATCTGCCATAAACTTTAAATCTTTCATTTCTGCAAAGTCTATCTCAAGCCTCTTTCCAAACGTTCTTTGGAACTCACGTTGGTAACCTTTAATCACTGCTAATTCTCTTGGAGTCATCATTTTAATTTTATGTTATTTTAATCCTGTAGAACCAAATCCACCTTCACCTCTATTTGTATCTGATAGGGCTGACACTTCTAAGAATGCAATGTTATACACCTCATCTAGATAGAACTGTGCCACTCTATCACCTACAGAGTAAGGGAAGTCTTGACCTTCTTTAGTAGGAGTAAATATACACATCCACTCTCCTCTATAATCAGAGTCAATGATACCTATAGAGTTGTTCATTACCCAGTGGTGCTTAGTTAAATTACTACGAGGAACTAATACAGCCTTGTAGCCTACAGGGATTTCTGTCTTAAACCCTAAACCAACAACAATTTTACCGTTATCACTAGTAATACTGTGTGCATACACATCATAACATGCAGCATCTAAACTTCCTCTAGAAGGAACAATCGTGTTGTCAGAGATCTTTTTAAATTTCACTTGTAACATCTTCTTCAGTTTTAATTTCAGTTTGGTTAATTTTGTTAATAATGCTAGTCTTGATTTCATTGTAAAACTCTTCGTTGTCTAACAACATAGCTTTAAACTCTTCAAGATCATACTTTGTTTCATTGAATGTGAATGTTTTACCATACTTCCTACCAAGTTCAAACTCATTAAGAAGTTCCATAATCTCACCCACCTTATCAATACCTTCACCATATACAATATCAAATGCATGTAGCTTATAAGGAGAACTCATCTTGTTCTTTACAGCTTTCACCTTAGTGATATTACCGTAGTTTACATCACCTTCCTTAGCTAAGCTTTTGCTTACTTCTATTCTTACATCGCTATAGAACTTCAGTGCATGACCACCCTGAGTTGTGGTAGGATTACCAAACATTACACCAATCTTCTCACGATATTGGCTTACAACAATAACACATACATTATGTTGTGATAGGGCACCTTTTAGTTTTGGATATGCATTGCTATTCAATCTAGCTTTGTAACCGATAGTGCTATCACCTACATCACCATCTAATTGTTTCTTAGGAATCAATGATGAATCTGAGTCAATGATAACAAGATCTACATCTCCTGTTTGAATCATTTCCATAGCAATGTTAAAGCCTTCCTCACCGCAGCTTGGTTGAGCAATTAACATCTTGGTAGTGTCTACACCTAGAGCTTGGAAGTAATGCTTATCTACAGCATGCTCGCCATCTATATATAACACAGTGC